GCGGTGATCGCCTTCTACCTCTCCAACGAGGGGCTTAGCCTGCTGGAGAACGCGGCCTACATCGGCCTGCCCATCCCGGACAAGCTGAAGGCCGTTCTGGAGCAGCTGCACAACCGGGATGAGAAGGAAGGCAAACAGATCGACCAGGGCGACGGCGAATAACCGCCGCCCTTTCCCATTTGGAGGTGACGAAAATGTCTGAAAGAATCAATACGCCGTTCACCAATGAGCACTTTGCCGACTGGTGCCAGAAGATGGTAGGCCAGCCTTACTGGTACGGCACCTGCGTCTACAAAGCCACCAACAGCCTGCTGTCCCGGAAAAGCAACCAGTATCCGTCTTCTTATGCTTCCAGCCGCATGTCCCGTTACAAGCAGGACATTGCCAACAAGGCTGTCGTGTCCGACTGCATCGGCGGCTGCAAGGGCTATGCCTGGACAAACGGCGGTCAGGGTGTGCTGGAAGCCATCGGGACGGATAAATCCATCACCAGTAAATATGGCTCCAACGGGTGTCCGGACAAAGGTGCGAACAGCATGTTCTCCTGGGCAAAAAAGAAAGGCATGGACTGGGGTACCATCGACACCCTGCCGGAGATCCCCGGTTTGGCACTGTATAAGGACGGTCATGCCGGGTATTACATCGGCAACGGCTATGCCGTGGAGTGGCAGGGCTTCAGCTGGGGCTGCGTGAAGACGCAGGTGAAGAAGCGGCCCTGGACACACTGGTACAAGCTGCCGTTTATCGACTACGGCGACACAAGCGGCGCACAGGTCGCTGTGGAGGCGGTCACCGTATACACGCTGGGCAGCAGGCTGCTGAAGAACGGTTCCACCGGGGCGGATGTGAAAGCCCTGCAGGAACTGCTGAATCAGCTGGGTGCCACCCTTGAGGTGGACGGCCAGTTCGGCAGCAAGACAGAAGCTGCCGTGAGGGCTTTCCAAAAGAAAGCAGGGATTAAGCAGGACGGCAAGTACGGTGATCAGACCCATGATGCCCTGATGGCCGCTGTGGCGGAGGACGATGCCGGGCAGCAGGCCATGTCGGAAATGCAGCCTGAGCCTGAGCAGGAACAGCCCGTCGCCGGGCAGACCACCATCCGGGTGCTGATCAAGTCCTCTGGCGGCAAAGTTAACATCCGCACGGGCAACGGCACCAGTTACAGCCGCATCACCGCTGTCGCGCCGGGCACAACGCTGGAGTATGTGGTCAGCGCCTTCAACGGTTGGCAGGCAGTGAAGATCGGGAGCCAGGTCGGCTGGGTTTCCGGGGAGTACAGCGAGATCACAACTGAATAAGACCATTCTGGGCTTTGCTTTCGGGCAAGGCCCGCTTTTTTTGTTTTTGGCCCGCTCAAAACTGCTTTTCATCTCCAGTGGAAAGTGAAGGCCTTGGCTTTCAGACTGGAGGAGAGCATGACAAGCGAGCAGAGGATGAAGATAACAGACATGCGGAACCGAGGCTATGGCTATATGGCCATCGCCAACGCTGTCGGTCTGTCAAAAGATAGCGTGAAAGCGTTTTGCAGGAGCCATGGTCTCGCCGGTGTAAAGGCTGATAATGCCGCAACGGAACCGCCTATCGTGGATAACACCTGCTGTCTTAATTGCGGCGCTCCACTGACGCATCTTCCCGGAACCAAAAGGAAAAAGTTTTGCAGTCCGGTTTGCCGTCAGGCATGGTGGAACACGCATCCGGAAGAAGTAAAGCGGAAAGCAATCTATCAGTACATTTGCCCGTCCTGTGGGAAGCCCTTCACGGCATACGGTAACGCGGGCCGTAAGTACTGCTCCCATGCCTGCTATATCGCATATCGCTACGCGGGGAGGAATACCTGATGACCCCGGAGCAGATGCGTGATGATATGCGATATCATGCAACTTTGTCTGTAGCAAAGGCCATGCTGGAAAAGGGCCTGATCACAGAGAAAGAATATGCCGAGATTGATACCAGGCTCCTGGAAAAATACCGACCTTACCTGGGCAGTTTGTTATCAGAAAACGCTTGCTTTATTCCTTCTTTAGAGTGATAGATAGTCGTGCCTAAAGGAGGGACAACACTTGAAAACCATTGAAGAGCTTACCCCGAAAGCGTCAGAGCCACCCCGGAGGAAACGGGTCGCCGCTTATGCCAGGGTGTCTGTTGAATCAGCGCGGATGCAGCATTCTCTTTCCGCGCAGATAAGCTACTACAGTGCTTTGATCCAGCGGCACACTGAATGGGAATACGCAGGCGTGTATGCGGATTACGGCATATCCGGCACCGGCACAAAAGACCGGGATGAGTTCAATCGCCTTCTGGCTGACTGCAATGCAGGAAAAATCGACATCATTCTGACCAAGAGCATCCAGCGCTTTGCACGGAACACAGTTGACCTGCTGAACACGGTCAGGCACCTGAAAGAACTTGGCATTGAAGTCCGGTTTGAAAAGGAAAGCATCAATTCCCTGAGCGGTGATGGGGAACTGATGCTTTCGATCCTTGCATCCTTTGCCCAGGAGGAAAGCCGGAGCATTTCCGAAAACAGCAAGTGGGGCATCAGGAAGAGATTCCAATCCGGAGAGATCGGTGCTGCCAATAAACATATCCTCGGTTACCGCTATGACGACGACCTGAAACAGTACATGATCATTCCGGAGGAAGCCGTCATTGTTCGCCGGATGTTCCAGCTTTACCTGGAAGGCAAATCCCTGCAGGCCATCTGCGATGACTTGAACGGTCGGGGTTACCGGACGGTCAATGGCTGCCTGTTCCAGGAGGCGTCGCTGTCGCTTCTGATCAAGAACGAGATTTACGCCGGAGACCTGCGAAGGCAAAAAAGCTACATGGAAGACCCGATTACAAAAAACAAGGTCAAGAACAGGGGCGAATTGCCCCAGTTCTACATGCAGGACTGTCATGAAGGCATCCTGGATCGGGAGACCTACGCCAAGGTGCAGGCTGAAATTGCCCGAAGGACTTCTCTTTTGAATCCGACGTATCCATTCACGAGGAAGATTGTCTGCGGATGCTGCGGAAATCATTTCACGCGGAAAAAGAGCAAGGTGCGCGGGAAAACCTTCTACCACTGGATCTGCCGCAGTAAAAAGGAAGTTGGCGTATCCTGCGAGAGCCGCAACTATACCGAGGCGATGCTTGAACGGATCAGCGCGGGCATCCTTGGCATGAGCGTGTTTGACGCATCAGCCTTTGAAAGCCAGGTGAAAGAGATGATCGTTCAGCCAAGTGGCAGCATTGAGTTCCATCTGACAGGGAATAAGACCCGAACATGGGTGGACGCTCATCTGGATGATTTCAAGCATACGCCCACCTGCACGGATGCATTTCTGGGAAGAATCCATTGTGCCCGCTGCGGGAACACCTACCACCGCGTGAACTCATCCGGGCGCTGGGTTTACTGGTACTGCATGGGCAAAAAGCTGAAAGACAGCGCCTGTTCCAGCAGGAATTATCCGGATTACCAACTGCGCCTGATTGCTGCGCAGGTGATGGGCATGGAGAAATTTGACGAGGAAGCGTTCATGCGTCAGGTCGATGACATCCGCATACTGGATGATTGGATGTTTGAATTTCATTTTTCGGATGGGAGGATTGCCACATGGGAAAAAGCGTAATTACCATACCGGCCTCGATCAGCCGGTTCACTGCAACCCCGCTGACGAACACAGCCAAGCGGAAGGTTGCCGCATATGCCCGCGTCAGCACGGATCATGAAGAACAGCAGAGCAGCTATGAGGCCCAGGTGGATTACTACACCAACTACATCAAGGGCCGGAGCGACTGGGAGTTCGTTTCCGTGTATGCGGATGAAGGGATCACGGGCTGCAATACCAAGAAGCGAGACGGCTTCAACGCCATGGTCGAGGACGCGCTGGCCGGGAAGATCGATCTGATTATTACCAAGAGCGTGAGCCGCTTTGCCCGCAACACTGTGGACAGCCTGACAACCATCCGGAAGCTGAAAGAGCATGGCACCGAGTGCTTTTTCGAGAAGGAAGGTATATGGACTTTCGACGGGAAGGGCGAACTGCTTTTGACCATCATGTCCAGCCTGGCGCAGGAGGAGAGCCGTTCCATCTCCGAAAACTGCACATGGGGACAAAGGAAGCGTTTTGCCGATGGAAAGGTCACAGTACCATTCAAACGGTTCCTGGGCTACGACCGTGGGCAGGATGGAAACCTGGTCGTGAATCCGGAGCAGGCAAAGCTGGTGAAAAGGATTTACGGGATGTTCCTGACAGGCATGTCGCCTGCTCTGATCGCCCGGAAGCTGACGGCAGAGGGCATTCCGACGCCGGGGGGAAAAGAAAAGTGGAATGCCAGCTGCATCCGGAGCATTTTGTCAAACGAAAAATACAAAGGCGACGCGCTGTTGCAGAAAGTCTACACCACGGATTTTCTGAGCAAGAACAAAAAGAAGAATGAAGGCGAGGTACCTCAGTACTACGTCCGGGACAACCATGAAGCCATCATTCCGAAAGCGACCTTTGAGCAGGTGCAGCTTCTGCTGGCTGGGCGGACGACAGGACAGAATCGTCTGAGCTCTGTGAGCATCTTTTCCAGTAAAATCAGGTGCAGTGGCTGCGGCGGCTGGTACGGCTCGAAGGTCTGGCACAGCAACGATAAGTACCGCCGGGTCATCTGGCAGTGCAACCACAAATTCGACGGTGAAAAATGCAGCACACCGACCTTGTCCGAGGATGAGATCAAGGTCATCTTCCTCCACACCGCCAATCAGGTGATCGATGCCAGAGAAGAGATTACGACCATATACCATGAGGTGCTTCTGCCTAAGCTGGCGACGGAGACGTTGCAGAATGAACTGGATGCGCTGGAATCGGAGATCACGGTGACAGCCGGGTTGATCGAAGATTGCATTAAGGAAAACGCGCATGTCGCGCTGGATCAGGCAGAATACCAGAAACGCTATGAAGCGCTTTCCGCTCGTTACGATGCAGCCAAAGCCCGGCAGGAAGAGCTCACGCAGGAGATCAGCGCCCGGCAGGCAAGGCGGCAGCAGATTGAGTTGTTCCTGGCAGGATTGCAGGAACATGAGACGCTGACGGTTTTTCGGGATGAAGACTGGCTGGCAATGGTCGACCACATGACGGTTCATTCAGCAACGGACATCAGGGTCACCTTCAAGGATGGGACTGAGATCAAGGCTTAACCTGACAAAGGGCTCCGGATATGGAGCCTTTTCTTTATGCCAAAACTTACCCTCCCCCTGAGTCAACTTACCCCCCTCGGCGGGAAAACTTACCCTCCCCCCGGAGCAACTTACCCTCCCCGGCAGAAAAACTTACCCCCCTCCGTCCAGGCCGAAGATGAATCGTTAAATTGTATCAAAGACAGCGTTTAGATTGACGATGGAATAACAGGCACTAACACCAAAAAACGTGAGGAGTTCAACCGCATGATTGATGAGGCTATGGTGGGTAAAATCGATATGATTGTTACCAAGTCTATCAGCCGATTTGCCCGAAA